CTGGGATTTGTGTCTACTACTCAGAGTAATGATGCTTGCATCTTTTAACCCAGTTTCGTTCTTACGCCCTGAACTCATTGGCTTCATTCCTCAGCTATCAGTAGGGGGGAGGGGGAGGTCGATGTCCCCCTCCCCCTGACGCAGGAGGTTAAGATGTGGCTTGCTGGCCGGTGCGATCCCCGTGCTGGGAACCAAGAGGACTTCTTTACGCCAGGTCGTGTGTTCCGCTCTTCCTTCAACGGCGCGAACGTTGCCCGCTTCTTAACTTGAAACCTGGTATAGACGGGACGTATCCTCTCCTGAACCCCGTTAGATAGTAAACATCTAACGGGGTGAAGCCCGCGGGCCCGCGCCAGCAAGTTCATTTAGTCCAGCACTCCTGTTAGCATGGCCGCTTTCACGTTGGAAAAGAGGGCCAGCGACACATACCATTTCACTCTCGTCCTGGTGGCGTCCTTGGTCTCCAATGAGCCAAGCCGCTCCACCTGGAGCATTTCGGGGCTGGAAAGTCCGCACACGCCGCCCTCGCCCATCTGGAAGGCGAAGATAGCGGAGCAAACGTCCGATGTGCCGACGGTGTAGTTATCCTTCACCCAGTCATTGACCTGGATGGGGATGCCGTTATAGAGCTGGACCTGCTCCATGAACATCCCCGGTCGGGTCTCGAGGACGTTTCCCGACGCCCTGATAAGGGCCTGGATCTTCCTGCGGCTCCTCTTGCTCATCAAGAGCATGTCTGGCTTACCGCCTCTGACAAGGTCGATGAGCTTATCCAGGTTGGCGAGGGTCAACGTGGCACCATTAGCTCCCGTTCCCTGCCAGTGGCCGTACTTACAGGTCCAGGTCACCTGGTCGTCAACAACGGTGGCTCCCTCCTGGGTAGGCCAGGTGGGCTCGGTAGTGGCATGAGTCTTTTTATCACCGGCTGCCGCCGTGCACTCATACCGGAAGCCGTTCTCCAGGCCTTCGGTGGGGACAACGATATCGCCCACCGCCGTAACGGTATCGGCCACCCAGGCTGTGTCCGAAAGCAGCTTATACAGCCCTGCCGGCTGCTCACTGGCACCCGATCCGTTCAGGAAGGCGTTCTCGAACTCATGCTGCATCGCCTTAGCCTTCTGCTCGATGACGGCTGTCTCAAGGTCCTGGACATTACTCCTGGTTGACTTGAGGAAGTTGTCGACGTCGGCGTCTCCGCCGAGGATCTGAAGGGTAGCACTCACCTGCTCGAACTCAGGTTCTGACTGAGTCCATGTTCCCGATACAGGCGCATACCACCCGACTCCGGGCAACGTCTTCTCACGGTTGTACTTCAGACTGTTTCCGACAATCTGAATGAAGGGCAGCTCCTGCAAGATAGGGCTGTCCTTGATAATGGTCTCGATGATGCCCTGCAGCAGGACATCGTTAGACAGTTTTGATGCTTCTGTTAAGCTTATGCTCATAGTTAGCTAGTTCCTCCTTTTTGTTGAATTCCAGCGGCGATCTTATCCCTGGGGGTCATCCCTTCGGTTGTCTCGCCTCTGGTTGGAGCTCCTGCAGGTACTTTGGCTGCCGAAGCTTCGGTCTCCAGGGTCTTCTTGACCGCGGCTACCAGGCCTTTGGCCTTCTCGACTGAAGCGTCGATCTCAGCGATGGTCTCGCCTGAGATCATGTCCTCGGGTATTGTGGGATTGAGGGCTTTGGCCATGGTGGCATATTTGGCAACTGCCTGGTCTCTGGCTTCCTTCAAGGAAGTGGTCAACGCTTCGCTTTGAGACTTCGCTTCGCTTAAGGACGATTCGAGCTCGCCACGCTTGGTCTCCAGGTCAACGATGGTGACGTCCTTCTTGTCGGACGCTTCCTTCAACGTTGCGTTGGCGGTCTTTTCCTCCTCAAGCTGAGCTTTGATAGCAGCAAGCTCCTCGTTTGTTGAAGCCTCGTTCTGAGGCTCCTGGGTTTCCTGAGTTCCATTTTGTGGACTCTCATCCATAGATTCCTCCTTTTATTGACTTATTATTCAGGCACTTCCATCTCAGCGGCTACCGCTCTCTCTCTCGCTCCGCCGCGAGTTGACTTTGCCCTAAAGTCCTCATTCATTTGCAAGATCCTCCCCCTCTCCTCAAGCCACCTGGTGAACTCCTCATCCGGGTCCATGATTCCCATCTCGTCCATAGCCGTCCTTCTGGAATGGACTCCCGCCTGGACGAGGAGCTGCTCGTTCTGAGCCTGACGCTGGGTATCCTGGGGAAGGATCTCTCCCCACACGACACGGTGGGTTATGCCTTCCGGGTTCTCATTCATATATTTGGCTGCCAGCCGCAGGATCATCCCGGTTCTCTTGTGGTAGGCGTTCGTCCTGATAGTCCTTTTCCTGGTCACCTTCTGGATTAAACTCCCCAGCTCAACCTGCATGGCTGCTCCTGACAAATCCCTCTCTGTGCCACCGTATGCTGCCCTGGGCGTTTCGGTGATATCGTGAAGGCACCGGTAAATCAAATCGATGTAATCGATATGGAGCCTGATGCCGCCGCCCTGGAGTAGATCTAACAGATAGGCTTTGGCATCCTCGGGTATAGTCCATACCGCTCCCGGCTTGACCTGGATATCCTCTGATGAGCCGATGTTCTCGAGGACCGCTATCGGGTTACCTGATAGCTCGAGGATTCTGGACAACTGGCTGACCGCCCGGTTGAGCTCCCGCTGCGGCTGGATGACTGACGGGATATCGGAAGTCCCCCAGAACTGTTTAGGCTCCCTCAAGTTGGGGAAGATAATGAATGGGATGAAGCCATAGGGATTCGGTTTTGACTCGATGCGGTCGTTATCCAGGAAGAGCTCGAAGTCCTTAGCTGTCCACAGCTCCGTGACGGTGGCTGCCTTCTTTGGAATGGTTTTGCCGTACAGCAGGCTTACCTGGTCCTGGGAAAGGATATATCTGGAAGCCACCCGCCACACGTTGGTGAGGTCATCACCCAGCCACCAGGCATAGATGCCTCTGATATCGGGTGCGGTGATCCTGATGCGCTTCTCGTCCGGGTCCCAGATGACCTTATAGCATCCGTCCCCCAGGATAGCGGTATCTATCTCGGTCTCCCAGTCTAGCTGCTGGAGGTTGTTGTTTTGATAGACGTCCCGGAGGATCCGCTCGGCTTTCGCCACCTTTGCTTTCAGATCGTCGGTGTTCTCGGTAGGGTAGCAGGCGAAGGTCAATCCCTGCATTAGATAGCTGGTGACCTTATCGATGGCCACCTTAGCATAGTTAAATACGAGCTGGCGGTTTCTGCCTGTCTTCTCCCACTGGCTGCCGTTGTAGAAATTGAGGTTGTTGGTATATGCCGCCAGCCTGGCGGTATCGATGCGGGCTAGCTGTGAAGGATTGAATTCATTCATCTCGTTGGCCTCCCTTGGCTACTCGTGGAATAAAGTCTTTTGCCCCCTCTACCAGCAGGGCAAGACTCATCAAATAGTCGTCGTGCCCCTCTGACGGGTCGACGTAGAAATTCATCGTCTGATTGGGACGGAATTGCTGCCGTGCTTTCTCCAGCTGAAACATCATCTCCTTATACTCGTTGCTGCCGTCCTGCTTATAAAGCTTCAATCTGGAACTATTGACGAACGCCAACACTTCGAAGGCCATGTCTGACTTACTCTTTTGAGTGAATGTGAACGGTTGTATTCGGCTGCCGAGCTCCTTCCTCAAGAAGCTGGCTACGGGCTGCCCGATACCGGTAGCATCAACGGTGACCCTGCGGCAATTCCACTTCTTCAGGATATCCACCGTCTGGCTGTAGACCTGGCTGTGCGGCGTCCCTGTCCACTGATAATGCTCAACTACACTGAGGGATGGCTCGGTGCGGGTGGTGTCTATCTCGGCGATAGTGATCACTGTGGAATCGAGCTTCGCCCTGGTTGCTGCCAGAGCTGCCTCTTTGGTCTGCTCCCTCTCTCCTGCCAGGTCTATGCCGGCGGTGTAGACTTTGCCGGGCTCCGGCTCCTTCAACCGGGGATGCGAGCTCATCATCGTCACGATCTGCTGGCGGCTCAGGAATCCTCCCCCTCCACTGATGGGAAGGAGCATGTATTGGGTCCTGAAGAGAGGATGCTCTTCACCTAGTCTAGCCCGCTCGCTCTCTACGTATCTTTGATAGTCGGGGTTGTACCTGGATACTTCCTGCCAGTCATATCGGAAATGACGCTTGATGCCATCCTTCCGCTCGAGCTCGATGTTGGTCTGCTTTATCTCCTCCAGCAAGGTGGCGTCGTCCCAGGTTGTCCCGTAGTGAATTGTTGTAGCGTTGGTGGATGATCCCATTGGTCGGAACTCTTTGGTATATTTCTCCTTGGCTACGTCCTGCGACTCGTCCACCTCCAGGAGAATGTCGGCGGTATGGCCTACAACTGAAGACGACTCGTCGGCTGAGAGGAAGACCTGGTGGGCTGCCCCCAGGGTGATGATGTATCCCATCTCGGTGTGATAGATGCCGCCGTAGCCGAACTCATCGAGGCGCTCCTTTAGCCTCTGCATGGATATGATCGTCTGGGGCTTGAAGGTGGGTGAGCATTTAACCAGGTTGCCGCCCTGGGCCATGTAAAGGGTTAATAGGAGGACTTCAATGTGAGCTGACAGCTCGTTCTTGCCGCCCTGGCGGGAAATCTCCACTGATAGGGTTAATCCGCTGCGGCTCTGGACGCTGTCGATCACCGCCTTTGCTACTTCCTGCTGATACGGTCTTAGTTTCATTTTGTTAGCGCTTTCGTTGCTATGGTAATCCCCAGGGGAACGGCCACTTCTGTTAGAACCTTAGCGATGGCATCCTTCAAGGACCGCTTTTGCTCGCTGGTGATCTGATATCGGGTCCTTACCAGGCGGGCTATGGTATTGGCTGCCTCGAGGTGCAGGTCGATGCGGTCGGGGTGGTTTTCGGCTAGCTCCCTGAGCTTTACCCGGAGCAAGGCGATCTCCTGGTCAAGCCCTTCGACGTAAGTCGCCTCGTCGAGCTCAACCTTCTCCGCTTCGGTTAGGGCGCGGCTATAAAAGCCGTGCTGCCTAGCGTTTTGGTTGCCTTTTTGGGCGCCTCTTTTTGTCATTCTCCTCTACTTTCACCTTGACCATGCCGTAAACCAGGGCATGCGCGGCAAGGTCATAGTTCTGATTTGATAGGGCTACCTGCAGCAAATTTAATTTAACCGCCATGATATCAATCCCCCGTTCTGTTATTCGTTACGTCGCGGGTAAACTTCTCCTGGATGGCTCGGGCTATCCATGGGCCGATACCGACTTCTGCTAAATCGGCTCCGGCTTTAGCCAGCCGTCTGGCTTCCCGATCCACGTTCCTGATGTGCCATCCTTTATCCTTTTTAGTTTTAGTGTTTAACGAAGTGACCATATTTCCCCCTGATGTATTTATTAGCGATCGGCAGCTGCTGCTCTTCGCTTTCTTGCTTCGCTTCGCTTTGCGGTGCGATCCGGTGGGCTGTTCCCCTGCCTTCGCCCAGCCTGGTAATCGTTATACGTGCCCAGTTTGTATCGTGAGGTATTGAGCTGAGGTCTCTCATTGATTCCTCCCCAAACTCCCAATCGGCGGGCTTGCCGTCAATGATAAGCTTCGCCTGGTATCTCCAGCGCTTGGGGTTTCCCGCCAGACAATGGGGGCACCCCTGGCCGAGGCAGAGCTCGCTTCGCTGCCCCGTCCAGTGCTTGGCAACGCTCTTAATGGAACTAAAGTCGATGATGGCCTTGATGGTTTCGCCTTCCTGGACTTTAAGCCACATGCTGGGCCCCCTTTCTTGCTTTTGATCTTGCTTTTGAGTTTTATGTTATTGCTGCTTAAGCTTAAGCTTTCACTTACGCTTTTACTTACGCTTACGCTTTCATCAAGCAGCGCGATTGAGCTTTTGAGATGGCTTGGGACAAGGTCAAGGTAGATTGCTGTGGTTGCCATGTTGCTGTGCCCGAGCAGCTCCTGGACGGCTCTAAGGGGCGCTCCCCGTTCGACTAAAGCGGTAGCGAAGTAGTGCCTGAGCGAGTGGGGTGACAGGTCGGAATAACCAGCGGCTCGTGCGTAATACTTCACAACCTTCCAGAGCCGGTTGGCAGCGAAAGGGAATATTCTATCTGTGGGTCTGATGGCTTGTTTCTCAATGTAGGTGCGGAGGGGATTCTTTAGCTGGCCTGATAGAGGTATGGTCCTGTGCTTATCGCCCTTGCCGTGCCTGACAAGAATATAGTCGTCGGTGATATCGCAGGGGCGCAAAGCGACGATCTCTGCTCTCCTGAGGCCGGTAAAGGAAAGCATGAGAAGTATCAGCTTGTCCCGCTCTTTGTTCTGTGCCCAGGGGCCCGTCCTGGTGTCGCTGGCGTCAAGCAGTCTCTGGAGGTCGGCTGCTGAGTAGTAAGGGGGAAGGTGACGGTGTCGGCGGAACTTAATTTTGAGCGGGATCTGCAGGTATTCAAGAAACGCCTTGATCGGTATGTAGTATAGGTGGATGCTCTGTTGTGAGTAGCCTTTCTCCCTCATCTGGGCAAGGAAGAGCTTGGCGGCGTTGGCCGTGATGGGGCGGTCTCCAAGCCATGCCTGGAAAGTTCGCAGCTGCTGCTTATACTGTGAAAGCGTGTTTGGGGCCAGGTCCTGGAGTGATAGCTCGGCGATGTAGTCTGTGAAACTGGCGATGTTCTGGGCCTGCGTAACAACGTAGTCAATCATTAGAAACCCCCCTTCTCGAGTGAAGTGTTTATTGGTGTAGTAGGATGGCTGCTGCCGGGTGTGTAGGGAAATGGTAAAGGGGGGTTGGTGAAAAATAAAGAGGCACTATAACTATTAACATGACTGGAGCCAATGAGTTCTCCATCAGTCTAACCCCAGCAAATTGGAGCTTTGGAACTGTAACTCCAAACACAGTAAATACAACAGACCTAACACAGTTCACCCTGA